TAATTGACAAATATCTAGTACAAGACAGATCAAGTGGTGATGTTTATGAAACACCACAGTTTATGTATATGATGATTGCTGCTACTGTGTTTGCTCAATATCCTAAAAACAAGAGAATGACTTATGTTAAAAAATATTATGACGCTATTTCGACTTTTAAAATTAATATTCCTACTCCCGTTATGGCTGGTGTACGGACTCCTATTAGGCAGTACGCTTCTTGCGTGTTGGTTGATGTTGATGATACTTTATCTAGTATCTTTTCCAGTGATATGGCTATTGGCCGTTACGTTGCCCAAAGAGCAGGTATCGGAATCAACTCTGGAAGAATACGAGCTATCAACAGCCGTATTAGAGGAGGTGAGGTACAACACACTGGTGTTATCCCTTTCCTTAAAAAGTTTGAGGCAACGGTTAAGTGCTGTACTCAAAACGGAGTACGAGGCGGTTCGGCAACTGTTCACTTTCCGATCTGGCACGCCGAAATAGAAGACATTATTGTACTTAAAAACAATAAAGGCACCGAAGATAATAGAGTTAGAAAATTAGATTACTCTATTCAATTATCAAAATTATTTTATGAGAGGTTTATAAATGGTGAAGACATTACATTATTTTCTCCGCACGAAGTACCTGAACTCTACGAGGCTTGGGGCACGCCTGAATTTGATGAACTTTATAAAACAGCAGAAAGAAAAATTAGCGTTAAGAAAAGAAAAGTAAACGCACAAGAATTATTTTTTAGTATGTTAAAAGAAAGAGCAGAAACAGGTCGTATTTACATAATGAATATAGATCATTGTAATTCTCACTCATCTTTTAAAGACTTAATTAGAATGTCTAACTTGTGTCAGGAGATTACATTACCTACAGACCCTATTCAACACATTGATGGTGAAGGTGAAATCGCTTTATGTATTTTATCAGCAATCAATGTAGGTCAAATAAACAAAAGAGATGAATTAGAAGAACTTTGTGATTTAGCTGTAAGAAGTTTAGATGAAATTATAGATCATCAGGAATATCCTGTTAAGGCGGCTGAAATATCTACAAAGGCAAGAAGAAGTTTAGGCATTGGTTATATTGGTCTTGCTCACTATCTTGCTAAAAAAGGATACAAGTATGAACAAAAATTAGCTTGGCGACAAGTTGATAAACTATCAGAAGCTTTCCAATACTATCTGTTAAAGGCAAGTAATCAAGTAGCTAAAGAAAAAGGTGCTTGTGAATACTTTAATAGAACAAAATATTCCGATGGTATCTTACCTATAGACACTTACAAAAAAGACGTAGATGAACTTGTAAACAATCGTAACTTTACGTATGATTGGGAGTGGTTAAGGAAAGAAATAAAAGAGTCAGGCCTCCGACATAGCACACTCTCGGCTCAAATGCCATCAGAATCCTCTAGTGTGGTTTCAAATGCTACAAACGGCATTGAACCACCTAGGGACTATTTGTCAGTTAAGAAGTCTAAAAAAGGACCTCTAAAACAAGTAGTACCAGATTATAAAAGATTAAAAAATAATTATACTTTATTATGGGATATGAAATCAAATGAGGGATATATAAATGTAGTGTCAATAATGCAAAAGTATTTTGACCAAGCAATATCAGGTAACTGGTCATACAATCCTGAACATTATGAAGACAATCAAGTACCTGTGTCTGTTATGGCACAAGACTTATTAACAACTTATAAATTAGGTTGGAAGACTTCATATTATCAGAATACATATGACGCTAAGAAAGATACAGACGAGCCATCACATCCAGTTGGTTTCCACGATAATGTGCCTGAAGAAAAACCAGTAGAAGAAATTGAGGATCCAGAAAACTGTGATTCTTGTACAATATAAATAAAACGGACTATGACTAAATCAGTATTAAATAAAGATAAAAAGTTAGACTTCACAAAACAACCTATGTTTTTTGGTGATGATTTACAAATACAAAGATACGACAATATGAAGTATCCTTTGTTTGACAAGTTAACACAGCAACAACTAGGTTATTTTTGGAGACCTGAAGAAGTATCGTTACAAAAAGACAGAAACGATTACCTTGATTTAAGAGAAGAACAAAAGTTTATCTTTACATCTAATCTAAAATATCAAACAATGTTAGATAGTGTACAAGGTAGAGGTCCGTGTTTGGCCTTTTTACCATTTGTATCTTTACCAGAATTAGAAGGCGCTATTGTAACTTGGGATTTTATGGAAACTATTCATAGTAGAAGTTATACATACATTATTAAAAATTTATATTCAAACCCTAGTGAAGTATTTGATACAATTATACAAGATGAGAAGATTGAAAAAAGAGCAAATTCAGTTACAAAAACCTATGATGATCTAATTAAAATGGGTTATCAATGGACATTAGATAAATCAAAAGTTGATATGTATGAACTTAAAAAGAAACTATACTTGGCTATGGTATCTGTAAATATACTAGAGGGTTTAAGATTTTATGTTTCATTTGCTTGTTCATTTGCCTTTGGCGAACTAAAGAAACTAGAAGGCTCAGCAAAAATTATATCTTTTATTGCTAGAGATGAAAGTCAACACTTGGCGATGTCACAAAGAATTATCAATAATTGGAAAGATTATGAAAATGATAAAGATATGTTAAAGATTATAAAAGAAACAGAAAAAGAAGTTTACACAATGTATGATGAGGCCGTACAGGAAGAGAAACGTTGGGCAACTTATCTATTCAGTAAAGGTTCTATGATTGGTTTATCAGAAAAATTATTACACCAGTTTGTAGAGTATATGGCTAATAGAAGAATGAAAGCAATACAATTAACACCTGCCTATGACCAAAAAACAAATCCATTACCTTGGACAGATCATTGGTTGAATAGTAGATCAACACAAAATGCTCCACAAGAAACAGAAATAGAATCATATGTTATTGGTGGTATTAAACAAGATGTTAAGAAGGATCAATTTAAGTCGTTTAAACTATAATGATAGAAAAAAGAGAAAAAACTTGTTCTAGTTGTGAAACTAAATATAAGATAGAATGGGACATAGAGGTTCAGGATTTAGAACCACTAAACTGTCCTTTCTGTGGCCACGAAGTTGAGGAACTAGAAGATGATGATGAAGAAATCTGGACAAACGAGTCCGAAGACGATAATTGGAATTGATTATAGTTTAACAAGTCCTGCTATTTGTGTAAATCATAATGGCAAATTAAACTTTTATTATTTAACAAGTAAGAAAAAGTACATAGGTGATATGTCAAAAAATATTATGGGTACTGAACACAAAGAATACAAAACACCTATTCATAGGTTTAGTCAAATATCAGATTGGGCATTTGATATAATAAAAGAAACTTTCCATACACATCAAAAAATTTTTATAGAGGGTTACTCCTTTGGTTCAAAAGGTAGAGGTATTTTTCAAATAGCCGAAAACTGTGGTATATTAAAGTATAGATTACAAGAGTTTGGTGTTGATTATGAAACATTAGTACCAAGTGTAATTAAAAAGAGTGCTACAGGTAAAGGTAATGCTGATAAAGATATGATGTATGAGGCCTTTTTAAAAGAAACAAAAATTGATTTGAAAAAACTATTTGATACTGATAAAGTAGGTAATCCTATTTCAGATATTGTAGATAGTTATTACATACAAAAGGTTGGTAATGATATTTGTATTTGAAACTAAAAATCCATCCCTTAAATTTCTAAAGGCATTTGCCGACAATTCAGGTCATAAAGTAGAATTATTTAAAAATATTAAAGGTAATGGAGAAGAATTTTATAATTATTCTTGGCCTAGTTTTCAAATGAATGAAGATGTAGAGTTTTGTTTTCAAGGTTTGATTAGAGGTGCTGAAAAATTAAAACCATATATGAATACAAATAGATGGTATTATTTCGACCAACCATATTTTTATTGTACAGATTATAAAAATCATAATGACTTCAACGATCAATGGTATCGTATCAATGTAAACAATGTACAAACAAACAAAATTAGTAATAATGAAAAACATTTAGATAGATACAAAAAACTACTAGATAAATCTAAAAGAGAAATAGAACTAAAAAAGTGGAGAAAGTCAGGTGACCATATTTTAGTAATACCACCTAGTTATCACACAGCTAAATGGTATGATATAGATGAAGAACAATGGGTTAAAGATATAGTAAAAGAAATTAAAAAATATACTGACAGGCCAATAAGAGTTAGATACAAATATAAAAACGGTGTTAAGTTTGGTGATAGAGTTGATAAAGATAATCCATTACAAAATGATTTAAGAAAATGTCACGCTATTGTATCTTTTCATTCAATGTGTGCCTCACACGCTGTAAGAGAAGGCATACCTAGTTTTTGTAGTGAACACTCACCAGCGGCTCCTGTTAGTTTATTACTAGATCAGTTAGATAAAATAGAAAATCCAATTAGGCCTGATAGAGAAAGATGGATGGCCACATTATTAGGTTCACAGTTTACATTATCTGAAATGAAATCAGGTTTTGCTTATAGGTATTTAAATGATTAGAGGTAAATCAAGTAGTGTTACGATAAAAGGCGACACCGTAATAAAACAATTTGATAAGGTACAAAAGAAAGATTATGTAAGAGGTACAGGTTATCATTGTTGGTTAAGAGAGTTAGAATGTTTAAAAAGACTACAAGGACACCCTAACTTTCCTAAATTAATTGACTATAATGAAGATGATTTAACTATAACTATGGATTATTGTGGTGAAAAATATGTAGATGATAAACCAAGGCCAGAGTTAATACCACAAGTTTACAAAATTGTAGAGGCATTAGAAGATAACAATTTAAAATTCACTACAACAAAGTTTCCTTTTAATGATATACATATAAAAGACGGAGTATTAAAAAAGATAGATTTTGAAAATACACTTCCTGAAGGCAGCGATAATATAAAACTGTTTAAGGAGTTGTTTATAAATAGTCAACGAGAACTATTTGACATACAAAAGTTTGAAAATGAATTAAAAAAACTAGTTGAGGTGAATGATATGAAAACAGACTGGAACAATTATCAAGCGACAGGTAAAGGTAATAATGCCAAAGACCGAATTGATAATTTAAATTTAAGACAATACGCTGGTAAAGATAAGACTTTACTAGACCTAGGCGCCAACCAAGGCGAGTTCGGTGTAGCCCTTGCCGAAGACTTTAATAAAATAGACGCATTAGAACCCTTTGTAGAGTGTCCATTTGATCTACCTGAAAATATGAAATGGATAAAAAAAGGATTTAAAGATTTCATATCAGAAAATACTAATGATTATGATGTAGTATTTTCTTTTGCTATGACAATTCAAGTTAGAGATGAAGATGGTTTAAATGAAACTGAAATAGCTAAAGGACATTATGACTTAACAAAATCGGGTGGTGTAATGATATATGAAACACAAAAATTATTTGGTAGACCTAAAAATCAACAACACGTAGATAAAATGTTAACAGCGTTTAGAAATGTATATGGTACAGAAATAAAATCTGGAAGTGCTAGAGATTCAGGTAAACGATTATATTACGTATTTAAAAAATAATGTTTTTAAGTAAAAATAATAAATTCTTTTTTATTCACATACCAAAATCTGGTGGTACAAGTATTGTTAATTCTTTAACCAATATTGGAGCTATTGAAGGACACTATGCTGGAATGCATAGCACAATTAGAGATGTTGAAAAGTTAAATCCACCAGAAGTAGAATATTTTATAGCACAAGTTAGAAACCCGTACAAGAGATATAAAAGTGGTTTTACATATGCCATAGAGTGGGCACAAAAAAGATTAAATGGTGAATTGCCTTTGAAAAACTTTAGCAAACAATTTTGGAAAGACAAAATAGAATACTTAAACGATATAAAGTTTGAAGGTTGGATTAATTTATTAGTGGATGAAGAAAAAAGAAATGATTATCAAAACAAATTTTATAATAGGCATATGTTCAGACCTCAAATGATGTGGTATTCATATCATAAGGAACAATACGAAAAGTATAAACACAAAATGAAATTTTTTAAATTAGAAACTGGTGAAATTTGGAAGTTTATTCAATCATTAGGTTTTAATGTACAACCAATTCACGTTAAAAAATCCAGTCTTGTAAAAATTAAAGGTTATACGGAAGAACAGGCTGAAATAGTTTATAACTATTTTAAACAAGATTTTGAAATATTTAATTACAATAAGGAAGATTATGAGCGAGCTTAACGAACAAGAACTATTAAAAGAAATAAAAAGATTAGAAGGTATTTACTTACAACCTCAAAAGTTTAAACAATATAAAAACTATTGGTTACCAGAACATATTGTTAAAGAAAGTAAAAATGTTTTATCTTTAGGTGTTCATAGAGATGTTGGTTGGGAACAATCAATGTTAAAAGATAACCCTAATATGAATATACATTGTTATGATCCTACACCTGATAGTGTTAAATTATTTGAAACTAATTTTGAAGGCAAAAGTAATATGACCTTTCATCAGGTGGCCTATAATAGACAAAACGGTAAAATGAAATTCTACTACGATAAGAATGATTTATCAAAGTGTTATTCTCTATTACCTCTGCCACAATTTGGTGAAGACCCAGCTTACATTGAAGTAGATTGTAAAAACTTAAAATCAATTATGGAAGATGATATGCCTCAACCAGACATAATAAAGGCCGATATAGAGGGTGTATGGTGGGATTTCTGTAGTGAGATTTTAACTTATGATGTTCCTTTTAAGGCATTTTTAATAGAGTTTGAAGTTAAACTTATTGACAATGAAACAAGTTTAAAACAGTATGAACAAATGTTAAAAGACCTTAATGACAAATATGATGTGTTTTTAAATAGACCTAGAAATAAATGTTTATCTGAGGTTGTTGTTATTAGAAAATAATATGAGTATTGTTGTTTATCATAAATCAACAAATTCAGAATACCAGCAAGGTATATTAAAAAACTTATATCAAACTTTAAAAGATAAAGGTAAAAATGTAACTTATTGGGAAGAAGATAGTTATTTTAAAGCTGATGTTGCTGTTATCTTTGGCTCTTGGAAAAAAGTAAAAGTACCAGAGGGTGAAGAAATACCTGATAATATAAAACATCACGTCTTAAAAAATAATATTATAAGACAACAAGGTAATAAACCTACAGTTGTAATTGAAACTCCCTTACTAGGCAGAAAAATGACAGATAAACACGAACAACATAGATTTGGTTTAAATCATTTTATGTATAAACTGGCTGACTTTAAAAATAACAATTCAAAGTCTGATAGATTTGATAAACTAGGATTAAAAATAAAAAAATGGAGAAAACCTACAGATAACGGCCATATTTTAATTGCTTGTCAAAATCTAAATGATGCTTCATTGTTTGGTATAAATTTTTCCCTATGGTTAACTAATACAGTAAAACATTTATTGATGAGAACTAAAAGAAAAATAATTGTTAGAGATCATCCTGAAAATAAAACATCATTAAAAAAGATTTTACATAGTTTCTTTTTAACACACACAGACCAAGTTGAATATCAAACTTCTGGTACTATAATAGACTCATTGAAAAATGCTCATTGTATGGTTTCTTACACAAGTGGTTCAAGTATAGATTCAATATTAGAAGGAGTGCCTGTAATACCAGGTTCAGAATACAACTTTGTCTATGATATTTCATCACACAGTTTAGATGATATTGAAAATCCTAAACTTGGTGATAGAAAACAATTATTGTATAATTTGGCCTATGCTCAATGGTCAGTAGAAGAAATACAAAACGGAACAGCTTGGGAACATTTATTTAATGAAAATAACCGTAATAACCACCTGGAACAATAAACTATTTGACGCCTATGCTCATAGGTTTCAAAATACATACAATTGGCCATTTCCTTTAAAGATTTATAATGAAGATGGTGATATGTTTGATGAAGTACCTAACTGTAAATCATTTGTGGATAGAAACAAAAACAGATACAAATATACTAGTTTTAAAGAAAAGTCCACAGATTATATAAAAGATGGTGTTCGTTTTTGTTATAAAGTATATGCCTATACACACGCTATATTAAATGAAAATGTTGATGGTATTATTGGTATAGACGCTGATAGTGTATTTTATAAACCAATTGACGAAGAATGGTTAAAGAAACATATACATAGAAACGATTGTATGATGACATACTTGGGTAGACCTAACTATAGTGAATGTGGTTTTTTATATTTTAATCTTAAACACAAAGATACAAAAGACTATGCTAAGTATATGCAAGAGTTATATGATAAAGACATTATATATAATTTAGAAGAACAACACGATAGTTTTATTTGGGATTATGCTAGAATGAAATTTGAAAAAGAACGTGGTACAAAAAATCATAACATTGGTGATAATAAAACAGGCCACGTACAGGCAAGGTCTGTATTAGGACCTATATATGACCACACAAAAGGTCGTAGAAAATTAACAGGTAAAAGTCCAGAGGCAAAAATATGATAAACATTTTTATAGGTTATGATGAGGGAGAAAAGATTGCTTATCACGTACTATCAGAAAGTATTAGAAGAAAATCTAGTGAACCCATTAGTATTACACCTTTAGATTTATCTACTACAAAAAATATATTTACAAGAGAAAAACAACCTAATCAATCAACAGATTTTGCCTTTAGTAGGTTTTTAGTACCTTATTTGTCAAACTATGAGGGTTGGTCAATCTTTATGGATTGTGATATG